ATGTCTAACTCTGGAACTCAACATGACAGTTTGAAAATTCTCGGAATTCGATTTTCCTATGGTATGTTGATTTTTTTAATAATCGCTATCTATCTATTATTCAATTACTACATGGGAAGCTACCTTATAGAAAAATATTATCGGCAAGATATTATGACAACCTTATCACCGTTATACTCAGCTGAATCCCTAGCGTTAACGATCTTTGCTTGCACTAAATTCCCTCTATGGAAATGCAACTTTTTTGAGGTTGTCAGAAACCGAATTGATATAATTAATGTACTAGCTCTGGTTACTGCCATTATAGCTACAGTATTAAGTTTTTCAGCTGATCGCATAATTTCCGCCATTATTTATTCTTTCATCACTGCCATAGGACTTGGTTATTTGTGTTATGAAGTTTATATTGACAGAAAAAAAAGAAGCAAAGGAAAATAATCAGAAAAAATATAAATAGAAATGGTTAACTCACCTAAGCGAGGTTAGTCAGCAGATGATTTTTAATCATAACAATAAATCTTCATATATTTTATTAAGGGCCGTAAAATGAGAAAAGAACTACTATTTTTTTTAATTCTCGGCATTTCTGGAATTGCAATTGCTGACCCAAAAAACATAATAGATCACGAATCATGTGAAAAACTTACTAACTCATCAGGGAATAACTTCTTCGTAGATTTCAACAATTATGCTAAATGCGATGAAGCAGATCATGGAAGTGAACAAAATCAACAGAAGTATCTTAAATTATTTTCTAATATGTACCCCATACTTAGCACCGAAAAAATTCATAAAGCAGCCAAAGTAAATGAGTTTAAAGCTAAACAACTCATGGGAAATTCCTATTTCTTTCTAGAATCAAAGTTAAAGCGAGTATCTACAGACTCACAAAAAAATCTTGTATTTGAAATATATAACGGCGGCGGTAATAAGTACATATACGATACCGTTTATGTTCCTGTAGATAAATATACTACTGAGTTGAATCAATACCCGATCTGGTACACAATCCTTCGAGTAGCCAAAGAAAAATTACCAAACCTTTCTGATGGTAGTAAAGTCAGTTTTGTATGTCACAAAGACAACTGGCGTGTTACCTCACCTTATTCTGAAAAATTTTATAATTGTGTTTTTTATGGTTGATAATTTTAAAAGCCCATTATGGGCTTTTAAAATAAGTTATCATTAAGTCAATTCCTGACAAATTAATATCATATGCATATTGTAATTCATCACTAACTTATTCATAAAAACCCACATACGTTTACCTGTAGATTAAAATTCATTACATGTCGTTAGCTATTAACTCAGTGGACAAAATGCGGGTAATTATCTTATTTTTTATTCCGTATTTTGACGAAAGAAAATTCATCATAGGCTTAACATCACGTTCATATTTAACGATGATATAAGCTATATCATTTAGGCTAAAATTCAAATAATCATCTTTATAAAACTCATTATACTTAGCTTTACCCTCAGCACTTGCAATATTTTTTCTAGCGGCAATAACCGGCTTACCAATTGAATCATCAACAGCAGGAACATATCGCCATTCCCTTTCATCTGCAAAAATATAATTTGGTATTTCTGGGCCAGAACGTCTATGAAGAGTTGCTTGATAATTTTTCATATAGCGTAAAGGATCAATCAACCTTTTATAGTTTTTGGTAAATTCATCAAACTTTCTTTGTTCATTTTTCAACCTAGCCTGACTTTCACTTGACTTACTTTGTTCCAAGGCGTTTATAATTCTCATTTTTTCTGCTTTTAGTTTCCTTAGCTCAGAATTATAATTATCGAAAACATGAGAGTTTTTATTCATATAAATTACAGGATTTAATTTATTTGCATCAGCCCATTTTTTAGTCAGCCCTATGCCATAATGACCATAACTGATTGTATGCTGAGTTAATTGGGTCAACCTAATATCACAAAAGGAAACCATAGGGATACCAAAGTTACGATTTGTTTTTGGGCCTTGTATGAATTCCCTTGCGAAAGATATTTTGAAATGACTTGCATCTAAAATAGAAATCAGTGTTTCCATCTCTTGCGTAAAATGGAAAAGCGTTGTTGGGTACAAGCTGCGAGACATACAGATCATCCATCATATTGAAGAAAAACAATATATATCATTACGAATCACCACCAATCAAGATAATTAGTACTTTCCATACTTCCGTAAGGGGAATTGGGGGAAGTACTACCCCAAATACAGCCAAAATGGGAATCACAACATAGTTATAAAAAACGATGAATGTTAGTACATAGCCTAGTGCTTGCCGCCAAGTAAACACCCTCTTCGTTTCCTCTAAAGTGATATCGTTTTGCTGTTCAGCATTATTATTACCTGGTGGCTCTTTACATACCGATTTATTGAATAACACACCTGATACAGTTTTTATTATTTCAATTATTGCTTTTATTCCAAACATACCCTCTCCTCTTTTATTTGTTGTTGTACAAGAAAAATTACAACATTAATTCCTTTAACAAATAGTGTGTATTTGTCGATTATTTTCACTACTAAAACATCATCATAAAATGACCATTCAGCCATTTCACCAGCATATAAATCTGGTTCCTGACCTTCATAAAAACCAATATTCATACAGTCACCTTGGAATGAATCAACTGAGGGTTTACCAGTGAAGTACTTCGAATTTAGTAGTACTTTATCGAAAGGGTATGTATTCATTAATGGTTTAACATCACCGAATAAAATATGTTCTGCTTGTTCAAGATCATAATGTTCTTCCATTTTCATTTTGTTTTCCTTTATTGTTTTAAGAAATAATAAGTACCATTCATGTTTGAAAGTGCTAGACGAGCTTCTGATTCTGCTTCATTGAAGAAATCAAAAATCATTTGTCGCGTTTTCTTTTCTTTAACACCAATGATACGTTTATCACGGTTCTTTTTATTTTTAGTTGTGTCAATAAGCATCTTTTTACCATTGACATTAGCTACTTTATATTTTTTATCCATACCAGCATGTAATCCAGTAATGTTACCTTGCTTACTTAATTTGGCATTGGAAGTAGGTATGAACTTATCATATATTTTTGAAGCATCAGTAATAACGTTTTTAAGATAACTGGCTTGATCACCACGTACTATAATCTGGTTTTTTCTACGTTCACCACGTTGAATAAAGTTGAAGAAAATAGCTCGCTTAGTAAAGGGTACTGGACCACCTTTAATTTCTTGATTAAGTTTATCTTGAAGGTTATAAGCAACTGACCTTATTTTTTTTGTTATCTCTGATTGAACGTTAATTACAATTTCAGTTTGCTTATAATTTACCCATTTAATAGCATCGGCTGGTGTGTAGTTGGGGTTAAATCCAGTACTTATATTCATATCAAATCACCTATAATCCTTTGTAGTACTTTACGCTGTTCTCCATTGTCTTTTTTCAAACGGGTTTTAACCATTATTGCTTTATTAAGATTACAATGATCCGTACCGAATACACCGATTAAAGTACTTTCAATTAACATAGCTTCCTGAACAGTCTTAAAGCACCAAAGAATTGATTTGGTATATATCTCACCAGAAGCAATCATTTCTTTTACTGCCCTAGAACTACTACAATAACGCTTCCAGTCAGACTCAATTGAAGTACTTTTAAGTTTTGAAAAGTCCTTAATGCCCTTATAGACCTGCTTAACACCAATGTAGTAAGTACCAGATTCAGGGAACTGAATAAGATAGACAAAACCAGCATAGTTACATACTTCATCAATGTGCCAATCGTCGGGATAGTACATATCCCAATTTTCAATAACCTTACCCATTTATTACCGCCCGGATCATATCGTTCACCCGGTTAGGCGTTTGTCTATACCAGTTACTGTCTTTTACTTCATTTATTGCAGTTGAGTAGTTACCATTGCGTAATGCTGCTAGGAACTTCTTGAACTGTAGTGTTTTGGTTAATCCTAATTGAAATACCATTAGTACTAAGAAATCATTCCAGCGACTTGCTGAAGGTGGATTGACATTGAGTTTAACTACCTCACTTCGAGCTATAGCTAGATCTGCTTCCAGTAACTTAGTTGCCTGTTCTTCTGTTAATCCGTTGGTGAAGTTTTCACCAGGCTTTACCAAGTGACCATAGCCGATAGTGTCATAACCTAAACTGTCTTTGTATGTCCAGAATTTGCCATCCCTGAAATACCCTAGTTTTGCTTGATACTGTTTAGTACCTTCATAGATTTTTAATTGTGCGATAATATCCATAACAATTCCTTTGTTGTTGTTATGGTATTTATCAGGAATAAAAAAGAGGGCGTCACTGCCCTCTTTTAGTTCTTTCGTCTAATAGTGTTAGTACTTTCACAATGTCCTGTTGGATCTTGCGAATATCTTTCCTTAGTTCTTTAATTTCTTCAATGTCGCCTTGGATGTTATCAACCTTTGATTCTAATACTGTTACTCTGGTTTCGAGATCGTCTAATCTTTCTTCCTTTTCTTTATTACCATCATAATATGATTTAACAATCTGCCATACACCAAAGATTACCGGGATTAAAATTCCCGTTATAATCCACTCTGCCACAATTTTGCCCTTATGATATGTGTTGCTGTATAAGTATTTATCAGAAGTAATCAGCAGCATCGATACACGGTACTGAAACACCCATCTGAGCACGTACCGGGGCGTACTCATACGCAATCCTTGATCCTGCTGGCATAGCTCTGTAAGTACTGACACTATTCCCACTCATGAGAAGTCCTGAGTAACATACTGGACGCTTTCTGTAGGTTTCTACGCTGGCATAGTCACCACACATGAACCCATAAGAACCCAAGGGAACCATTGGTAGGGCAACGTTACCTACTGCTGCGTTCCATTGAACCCTGGCAGGACTGCCAGTAGAGTTATCAAGATAATATGGGAAGTAGAACATACCACCACGCCAGATAACGGGAGGCCATGCTGAACTGAATGTGATCACACCCTGAGCATTACGAATCAACGTACCATAGCCGCTTGAAGGTACTGGAGGCGTTACACCAGTACTTACGACTACAATATATATACCTGTAACAAGACCACCCAAAACAGCACCATCAGTACTACCAAAGCTCGTATAAGTACGTATCTGATATGTCGCCCTGTCAAAGTAAAGCGGAGTGCCACCGTTTTCCCATCGTGCGAAAACAACGCATGAATCACGGTTTGGAATACTTGCCGGTAATGTCCAGGCACCATTAATATCAATCACAGCCCTGTAAGTAACATAACCAAAACGGCTAACATCTGTTAAGGCAGTAAAGTTAGTGGAATCAGTTAACGCGATACCGTATGTTTGAGGTTGTGCTACGGGTACTTCAAAACTACTAATATCGTAAGTATTTGGTACATTGGGGTAGTACTGATAAGAACGAATAGTTAAAGTACCGCCACTTACAGAAGCACCACGAAGAATGTTAACTTTTGATATACCATTACTAGGACTAGGTTCAACATATACCGCCCTATTAGGTACACAAAGATATGTACCACCCGTTGAAGGCCGTTCTAGGGGTACTGATGTAGAAACATTATCACCAGTACCACTAAGTTGTATCTGATTTCGTCCAAGACTACTAAGTATTCGTGAACTTGCCGTTACATCAATTGATTTATTCCAGCCATCTGGCGTAATTGTAAATCCCATTGCCATTTTTTAATTTCCTTATTGGGGGAATGAATCCCCCTTTATTATAATCTACCGATCTTAACTCTAATTGTACCAGCTCCATCAAGTACTGCTAAACCATCACCATTTAAAATAATACGTCCGTTACCATCCTGTGATCCCATTTGGAAACCACCGGCTTTATCAATAGCCCATCCCTGAGCACCACCAGTAGCAGCATAGTTATCTGACATTATTGTGCCTGTGATTTTAGCGTTGGTAATGGAAGCATCAGCTATTTTAGCATTGGTAATAGAAGCGTTTGCTATTTTAGCATTGGTAATAGCACCATCTTGAATCTTAGCATTTTCGATACTACCGTTGATTATCTTAGCAGCATTTATACTACCATCAGCAATCTGAGCAGTACCTATAGCGGCGTTTTGAATCATTGCGTTGTTAATATAGGTAGTGCCGCTTTGTACTACGAAAGGATAAACCTTAGTATTGCTTGCTGCTGTTCCAGTACTTATTAAACTAAACCTATCTGCTACAACAGTGAACACTGATTCAGTACCAGAACTTGCTAAAGCAATACCTGCTACATAACCATTATTGTTTACGCTTAGTTGCCATCCTGTGTATTTAGCATCAGTGATAATTTCTTGTTTAACCTGATTAAATTCAGAACTTGCTAAAATCCCATCAACTACATCATTATTCAATTGGCTGAATGGTACGCTAGTTTGTTGTAGGAATGGTAGCATAGCTGACCACTGAATTTCACTGGCACCAAAAATATCAATCATACCGGCACGTATATAGTACTGACCATCTGGAACAACTACCCAATCACCCCACTGATTAGTACTGATATAGTTAGAAGCAATACTACTAAAATTTTCAGTGTTACTAATCTGGATGTATACACCCGCGTAATCTTTTGGTTTATTCGCATCTGACCATTCAAAAACTATTTGTCCAATCGCAGAACGTGCTACTAAGCCTTGAATCAATGGGGCTTGTGGGTTTTTGACAGTAATCAATGCTTCCTGTGAATATGTACCCGTTGTGCGTCCAATTGCCGTAATACCAATGATTACACTACGGTTAGTACCATCAGCTTTGTTATATTGAAATGTATAGTTAAAGCTATTGGATGAACTGTAATAGGTATTGAGTAGTACACCACTGGTGTTATAAACCTTAACCTGATACTTACTAAAGTACTGACCAAATGGCAAGCTATTAACAAGTAATGCCGATTGATCATCCCATCCAATGAAGAAATCACCACTGGTAGTATTAGTACCGCCTAGATCGTTATTAACTAAACGTAGTCCAGTTGGCTTAGGCAAGGTAAATTCATAATCTGGTTTGATGTTCAAAATGGTAATGCGTTGTGACAATATCCCAAGGTTATTGTATGCCGCGACACCAAAATCATAGTTGATACTTGGATCAAGATTGAATAAATCAAAGGTGTTAACGTACTGGTTTACTGAACCGCCATACGTCCATATAGCCGCGTTAGCTGGTCTGTAGTAGATGTAGTAGCCGCGTAAGTACTGGTCTGGTGAAGCCGTCCAGCTTAGAGTAACCACGTTACCTGAGATTGTTCCGCCCTTCTTCACTGCCTGTAGGTTACTTGGTGGAAGTACTGAAATGACCTGTCCTACCTGACCATCTACAGGGAACACACCAGGATCAATACCTTCATAAATCCCCTGATTGTATTCAAGGCAAGTTAAAGTCATCATCCCTACGTTTTCAACTGAAGTAGTTATTTCCTTACCATATACACGGTACTGTTTGTTAACAATTCCATATTCAGGGAAGTTAACAGTAATTACTGACCAAACCTGTAAATCCCAGGCACTGTCAGTAGTGAATACTAAGGTATTGTGTGAGTACTTAGATTTTAGTAGTTCAATGTTAACAAGATAAGTTAATTGATCTTTGCTATGTACCCAATCATACGCCATTGCTTTAGGGATGATAGTACCATCAGATTCAATAACATCACTTTGGGAAATATCACTTGGAATACGGATTACATCATTACTATATGAGTTCTGAACGTTAGTCCATGACGCATCAATACAGTTAAAGTAATCAGTAGTACCAGAAGTAGTAATTTTAACATTACCAAACATGTTAGCTTCATTGAATGTAGCAACACTGGAACCAGGAATATCAAGAGTAAGATATAATTTACCGGCGTGAATGTAAGTAACACCACCAAATGTCATTAGAATCTTTTCAATATTTGATTTATATGAGTCGCTATAATTTATGTTACCAACTGAGTTAAAGCCATATTGTAAACAGTAGTTAGCCGCAGTACGGAAACTTTGTAGATCAATATTATTTGGATCAATTGACATACCATAAACAGTATCAGTCAAGAAATCGTAGAGTTGACTTGGTGGATTACTTGAAGCACTGATTGCCATAGTATTCAAATCACGGATTAACTTACCTTTGATTTCTACTGTTAGTACATAATTATCATTAGTAAGAATGTCATTTTCTAAACTGGTTTGAGTCTTTTTAATAACACAACCAATCTGTACTACACCATTACCTTTAAAGTTATTATTCCAGCGACTACCACCATATTGTAAACTTAGTGATTTACTACCTGCATATTGTGCTTTACCAAATCGTACTTCTAATTGTAAGTATGGTCTGAATTTTTCAAGAATCTTTGAAGCAGGTATAATACCTTCTGTTGCTATCTGTTCTGCTAGTACTGGTTCATCATCAATATAAATCTGATTAATCAAGTTACCTACTTCACCCATCGCTATAGCGTGTTCAGTGTAAAGGTACTGACTGGAATCATTATAAACGTTATACCAGGGAACTATTGAACCCACTTTACAGAAATCATTAGTACCAGTACCGCCATACAGATTAGGCATTCCTGACTGTGGATCGGTAGATCGTGTTAGTGTTGTTGCTGTGTCACCATATCCAGTAGTGTTAGGACTTATGGCAGTTAGAGAACTGGTAGCAACGTACATTGCCGCACCCGCTGCCGCACCCCATGCCGCCGCTACGTATAATGAAGTACCGCCAGTAAAGACTGCTGCCGCTACTGCTACTGCTGTTATTACGGCACTTAAGATACCTGCCGAACTTGATCCGCCCATGTTGTGATTTCCTTATCATTTGTTATTCTGTAAATCTTCCCGGTTAATTCTGCCGGTACTTGTACACTTTTAAATTTATGTAATTCATGGTCTACTTCAATGTATGAACCATGTAGAAAGATACTCGCGTTTAATCCATCAATGTAGATATCCCCATAGATTGGAGTATCTACCTGTACACAATGCCGCGATACAATGTCTTCAAGGTTCTTAAAACCATTGGCTTTAAATAGTTTCTTGCCTGCTGTGATACTTGTGTATTGATCTATTGCTAGATTTTGATATTCAGTACCGCAAACACTATCAAGTAGTTTTAGTACTATAATGTTACAATCATTCTTACCGATCTGATATGGTGTATTAATTGCTTCTTCTGTAGTTTTAATTATTTTAATAATGCTTTTCATTACTTGTACTTCCATTGTTGTTCTGCGTGGATGATCCCTAGCAAGCTAAAATATTCATCACCTGGATTAGTAGATTGGTGTACTGAGTTAGCCGCTAGAGTACGCATCTGTACATCCAACTTGTTCCATATACTATTCAAGTTAACCGTAATATCATTTGTTATTCTATCAGACTGGTTATTAGCTTCTGTTTCAAAGTAATCAATATATCCACTAAACATCAAATCATGTTCTATTACTGAATTGTCTGCCGGGCTTAGAATGGTTAGATAAATGTTTACCTTAGCCTTTCTGAATGCCCCTGAATTAGCCAGCACTCGAAAACTTGGATTGATGTTCGCGATCTTGAAAGTAATCGATTCGTTCTGAATGTCTTTCTGTTCATTGAATGTCGGAAAGCTATTTTTTATGAAGTCTGGAAAGCTCGTATAGTTGATGCCGTTTGCCTGTACATCAGTAAATGCGTCTGTTAAATGTAACTGGCTTGCTGGTGATCCCGGCACTGGATATATATCAACACATTTAACAGTTACACCCATCGACATTACATCACTTAGGCTTAGTACGGTTTTATTAGTACCACGTTTCAAGTTATAGAACTGAAGTAACGCGGCATTTGTGAATACTCCTGCGTTCATTAGATTGCCTCTGTTGCTTTTAGTTGAATACTCATAACGTTTTGTACTTGCATTTGGTAATCATTATCAGCATTAAGTACAAAACTACCCTGAATGTTATTATATTTAATAGTTTCGCCGCTGTTTACCTGAGCACGTAAGTTAGGGAATAAACTTAGTACTGTTCCGCTATTAGCAATGACACGATAAATCTTTGTATGGTTTGCGAATTGAATTAAAGTTCCAACCTCAAGATTGTTTGCCTGAGTTGTTACCTGATATGTACCCGCAGCACTCGTAGCAGTAGTAGACAATGCCGCTGTTTGAATACCTTTGTATTTGCTTAGATAACCAAGATCCATAGTAAATGGTTTACCTTGTGAGTACTGAGCTAAAAATTGCTGTACTTCACCGTGATCTTTTTGATTAAAATTTAAAGTAAATTGAAGGTTGTAGTACTGAATGTTAGTACTACGAGTGATTAAAGTACCATTCCATGAACGATTAGTGTACATAGGTTCAGTACTGCTTAACTGAAAACCAGTTACTTTTATATTGCTTGAAAATGCCATAGTGAATCCTCTTTGGTTTATGGTATTTATTAAAAACGAAAAAAGCCCGGTAGCTGCTAAAAGGAATAAAACAGACTTACACCGGGCTTTAAATTATTTATGTTGTTCGCGTTTGAGCATTTTTGACGGCTTGAGTCACACTATTTTGGTGTTTCTTTAGCATCGCCTGGAATTTAGCATCATCATCAGTACCGCCACCCTGAATAATCAATGGGGCATTAACTACGAATCCTTCAGAACTGGATGATTTAGTACTGTCCTGGTTATCAAGGAACTTAGTTAACTTCTGGTTTGCTTCTGGTTGTACTACACGTTCCCCAGCTTTAAGAATCCATGTTTGATCCCCGCTTCCTGGTACTTCATCTATACCGTTATGTGCCTTACCTTGTGCGGCACCTTTAGCAGTAGTGATAATACTCGCACCAAGACTTAGTACCTGAGCATATGCCCCAAGACTCGCAGGCCACGGAGTAGCTAAGGCTGCTGATAGTGCTGTCTGTAGGTTAAGTACTATCTGAGCTATAGAGATCCCTTTCTGTAGGGCAAAAGCGGCTTGTGCGGCCTTAGAACCTTCCCCTAGAGCACCACTTAGGATAGTACCTAATGAACCTGCTGAATCACTTAGGAGGCTAATCTGAGCCTGTGTATTATCCGTTTCAACGGCTAATATCTGCTTGCTGTACTTCTCCTGAATAGCTTTCTTACGCTTTAGATATTCTTCCTGTGAAGTACCTAACTGGCGGTTAAGCTGTTCATTGATGGTCAATTCAAGATCACGTTGTGCTTCTAGGTCTTTCCGTTTCTGGTCAAGTACATTAGCATTATCAAATGGATTATTAGCATCACTTCCCATGTTAGTTAAACCAATACGTTCAGTTTGTTGCTGTAGTAATCCTTTCAGTTGATCGGTTGATAACTGCCCTTCTAAGCCAGCCAGATTATCAGATAAACCACGTAGCTGTTTATTTGGATCTGAATAACCTACCATTTCATCAATCATGTCTTTGAACTTTTTCAAACGTGTATCATTTGCTTGATTTACGTAGTGATCAATTTCATCTTGTGATTTCTTAAGTACTGAACCACTTTCGCGAATCTTTTTGACAATTTCATCTTGTTGTCTATTAAATTCTTTAACACGAATATCACCATCACTGATACCAGATTTAGTAATAGCTGCGTTCCAGTTATTCAAGGCTGTAGCTTCTTTACGCTTTTGTGCTTCTAGTTCACGTGCGGCTTTGTCTGCTGCGGCTTTAGCGGCTGCTGCTTCTTTTTCCTTGTTTACCCATCCACCCTGTGGTGTTGTAGTACTGGCCTGTGGTTTAGGTGGAAAGTTATTGTCTTTATGTGCGTCGTTCCACTCTTTAGTACCTGGAATACCTTTAGGATCTACACCATCAATAGTACGTAGCATCTTAGCAATAGCATTATCACCACCATAATAGAAGTTACGAAACATTTGCATAAAGTCAGTACTAGACCAATCTTTATTCATCAAACCGAATAGAGTATTGAGATCATCAATTGTTGGGCCTAATGCGTTTGCCATCCATAGATGAAAACTAGTACTTAACGATGTTACTTTAGTTTCAAATTCAGCAAACTTAGCGGCATTATCATTTGTTAAAGATGCCGTCTGACTCTGAATTGAATTCATTAGTTCTGTTGTGTCATTAAACTGGCTGAATACACCAATCAATTTACTACCATCAGAACCCAAGGTTTCTAACATGTTAGTAATTTCGGCATTACTCTTACCTGCTTTACGCATCTGATAGAATGCTTCCGCTACAGAACGAATACCACCATCCGATTGATTAAGATATTTGTTGAAGTCCTTGATGTTAATACCATAGGCTTTCATATCTTCCGCTGGCCCTGAACCATCACGGAAAGCATCACCCAAGTGATCAAGTACATCACGGTTCAAATCACCAAACTTTTCAACAGTAAATCCAAGTCCAGAAAATTGCTTTTCCAGTTTTTGTAGTTGTTCAACTGTCAATGAACTTGTACGAGCTACTTCATTGTATTTGTTAACGTACTCTGCTGTAGAAGAAAGAAGGCTATAAATCCCGCCTGCTACAATACCCATAGCACCAGCCGTACCAATTAGACCAGTACTTAATCCTCCAAATCGCCCGGTAAGATCTGATACCTTACCAGATAAACCACCAAGTAATTCACCCGATTCAGAACCGAATTTATGAATACTGTTAGTACCATCGGCAAGGGCTTTACGTAATCCAGTTACATCACCATCAACATTGAATATTAGTTGATTATTTTTTGCCATTATTTTTTATCCTTAGTTGCCAATGATTTTATTGTGTCGGCAATACTATTAAATTGTGTCTTGGCTTCATTAGATTTCTTTTCTTCTAACTTTTCTGATAGTTCACCAGTAGTTAGATTTTGAAGAAGTCCGTAAAAATCCCAATCCAGTACAGAAGCCTCTTTTCTTCCACGTTCGCTAAGATTGCCAGAACTGGCTAACATCAAATGACATAAGTTTGCGAACATCATCATCTGAAAATGACTACCATTTGGTTCAATACGTTGATCGTAAACCATCAACTGGTGAAACAATTCAGGATCTAATTCATCTAGTTCTTGTGGTGAAAAGCCCCGTCGATGAAGCATCTTCAGGGCAAATTTTATTTCTGGATTGTCTCTTACTTTTTTTCTAAATCTTCCGTTGGACTATCGCCAGTTGTCCATAGATCTAGACAGTGCTGAAATAGTTCACTAGCGATTGAAGAATCAATTTCGTTAATATCGATAGTGTCATCACTGCCGCCATCACTGAATGCTGGATAGCCAGTTTCATCACGGCAAACACAATGAATCAAAGTACTTCTGGTATCTTTACATTCTTCGAATTTAGCAAGTGTTGGCTTTCTAACGTATAGTTCAACATCATCACCAACTGTTACTTTAGTTAGTTTAGGTTGTAGTTTGTTTTTTAAATCTTGTAATAGACTCATTTTAAGTTCCTTTTAATTGAGTTGTTGTTGTTAATCGATAACAGAAGCCGCGACCGGACCACCATCAATAGCTAAAGTAAATTCTTTAACTACGACTTCATCTTTACCACCGGATAGAGTGTCAGCACTAACGAAAGCGTTATATACGACATAATAACCAGTAGTACGGGTAGCATCCTGGAAGTACTCTAACTTCACCTGAATACGTGTTTGGTTATCGCTTGCTGTAACCAGTTGTTGGTGTACTGCGTTATCTGGAATCCAGTTTACAGAGATAGAAATATCTGGAACTGCTTTAGAACCAAGTAACTTACGATTATATAGTTGATTGAAAGTAGTAACTTCAATAACAGTAGAAGTACCACCAGAAGTTGCGAACGTTGCGATTTCCGGTACTTCTGTCCATGTTACAGATTGAGAAGATCCGGCAGTACCGATAGATACACCCAAGTTAGCACCAGCAAAAATATCCATTGCCATTTTTATTTCCTTATATAAGTTATTAACTCTGAATCCGTTCAGAAGCTTTCTTGTTTATTTATTCAATTTATTTATTTGTTCTTGAAGGCCATCAATCATCATTTGCTGTTTATGACAAACTGCAAGAAGTAAACCAATGTTAGCTAATGGGTCTAGTGCTTTCATGCCGTCAGAATTAGTATTAACACCGCTTGGCATTAACTTTTCAAATTCCTGGGCAATAACACCATATTCAAATGCTTTACCTTCAAGTACAGCTGTTTTGTCAACGTCAACACCATCTTCACCCGGTTCACTATATGTATACTTGTTATCTTTAAACTTATAAGAAACTGGACGTGTAGCACGGATAATTTCTAGTGCTTTGTCTTGATCTGCGTCTTCGATATTCTCTTTTAGACGTTCATCAGAATCAAAGAAGTTCATACCTTTAGTAGCACCATCAACTTTCAATTCAAGATATGTACTCTGAACACCACTAAAGACTAATACACGGTTGCCTACTGAATATGATCCATTTGGTACACGTAATACGCCTGTACTGTCAAAGTTTAAAGCAGATAGTTGTGTAGAGTTACTAGCATCTACAATACGAACATCAAAACCACCAACACCAGAACCTTTGTTTATTACGATTGATCCGCGTCCATCAGTACCATTCTCATTCCATAGAATATGAGTACCTTGCTGATCTACGTTCATACCACGACCGATAGTGGATAGTCCACTACTAGCACGTACAAATGAAGAAGTAGTAATGCTTGCTGAAGATGTAATACCACCAGCATTTGCTAATGGGATGTTGTTCATGTTGAAACTACCGCTAGTAGTGTTACGAGCTAAGTTCATATTACCGGCTGATACTGAGAAATCATAAACAGTAGCTTCATCAGAAGTAGAAACACCTAGTACACCACCACGTGAACGCCATGAACCAGCTTTAACCGATGCAAAACCACTAGACATTGACGGGGCGACAATTTGTATACGCCCTGCTGCATCATTAATAATACGAGTATCATAATCCGCTGTGGTGTTATTGTAGTGGAAGTCAATAAATGGTGTTGCTGCGAAAAGTTCTAAACGTCCCTGACCTACTTGTACTTGTCCACTACCATCTACAACGTTTAATTGTCCTGACATTGTATCACCAGCTTTATTAACACCACCTAAATTACTTAGTGCTGTAGCTGCTGTACCTGAGCCAGTACCGCCATTGGCAACTGGTAAGATCCCGGTTACACCAGGTGAAACGTTAGCTGACCCATCAAATGTACCTGCTGTAGTACTTGCTAGGTTAGTGATAAATGTACGTCCTGTTGCCAGTACTGTAGCACTTGCCGCAAGTCCTGTAGTATTGCCAGTACCACCATTGGCAATTGATAGTGGTGTTGTTAGGCTTAATGTACTTGCCGCAAGTGAACCACTGAATGTAGCAGTAGTACCGGACAAAGCACCTGATAACGTTGTTGCTCCAGCACTTAAAGCACCAGTTAAAGACGCACTTACACCAGTTAAAGCACCAGTAAGCGTAGCTGTTACTGCCTGTACATCACCTGTTACGGCTAAGTCTTTAGTAGTTGCTTTTGTTTGAAGTGTAATAGTGTCGGCTGTGACGGCACCTGTGAATGTACCTGTAGTAGCTGTTAGTGCTCCAGTACTGACAGCACCAGTAAATGTAGCTGTTGTACCGTTGAGATTACCAGTTAGTGTACCGCCCGTTAGAGCAAGTGCTGATACATCGGCTGGGGTAAGAGTGATGTTAGAACTTAACGCCTTACCATTAACGGTACGTGCCATTGGTACATATGCTGAATCTGATTGTGGTTTTGTTAGAATCTGAGTCCATGAACTTGATTGATTCTTACCGTAGATACTGAAAGTACCTGATTCTGTCATTACTAGTTTAGTAGTGTTCCCGTTATCAACGTTCGCAATACCTAGTAAATCGGTTCCTGTTGGATTTTGTGCCTGTGTTGAAGGTACTTTTAAAAAGCTATTACCAGATGGTGTTAGTGATTCATATTGTGGAATGTCTACACCATTGGCACCTACACCATAATCACCAAGTTTTAAATCTGCCATTTCTGTTACTGTCCCTCTGGCTATTACGTCTTCTGCCGTGAATACGTATGTTTTCTTCACTACTGAATTTTGATTACCAGAGAGAGTAGCACTACTTACATATCCAGAAAGAATAGCATAGTGCTGAATGACGCTCGTCAATGATTCATATAGTGAAACCTTAATTTGAAATTTCGTTTGACTAGTAAACATGGAATCTAGGAATACATGCGTTACATTGCCGGGTACATAGTTAACTACTATGTTTACTGATTAAATTGATTTATTAGCAGCGATAATACCAACATATTCATCATTATATGTATCATATTGGTTAACACTACTTTGTATTTTTACTTCTGGAAACGCCGCGAGTTCATCAATATTAACATATGTCGGTGCGTTTGGAATGTTATTACCAGCATCCGTGTTATAGAATATCTTTGTGGCGTTACCAATGAAAATACCACTCATTGGATTACCTCACTAATGTTATGTAATTCATGCTCATGCTAATTACTATTGTATTTAGTCCACTTGCTGGATCAAAATCGTCCTGAGTCTGATTATTACTAACACTACTGATATTAACATTGATATTCTTAGCATCTAAAATGAACTGGTCTGATGTAAGATAGTCATAAACAGTTTGCATTACTTCTTGATTGTCACTAATTGACTTACTTGTACAAACAACATCAAATGTAAATTGGCTAGTAGTACTACGTCCCATTGGTATATCAGTATTATTTTCAGTACAGTTAGTAAGATAAAGAATGTATGGTAGTGCGTCAGCATTAATTGTTTTTGGTGAAATTACCGTAAGTCCCAAAGAAAAAAAGGAATCTACGATAAGATTTTTTAGTTGAAATAAAATCATTCGTGATCCCTGTAGTAATAATTGCTTATGCCTGAAAGGTCATCAACAATGTTATAAATTGTTTGGAGTTCGCCGCGATACATGAAAGTATCATTGTAATTAGCTGAACCAGTGGTAGTAGTGAAATAATGTTCTTGTGTTTCTACAATTCCACTTTCAGTTTCAATACCTACCGTTTCTTGTTCGAAGATAACGGTAAGTACTTCACCACTGGTTAAGACTAATGATTCACCAAATGAATTAAGGAAGACGTTTAATTGTGAATTATTAAACGCCCTCATAATTAAGCACTCTTGGTTAGCACGTAGAATGAATCAGCACGTGCTACTTTAGTATCCATAGTTGCCCATACACGTAGATATAGACCACCACGATTACGAGAAGTAGTTAGATCGCGGTCTAGTTCAACTTCTGAACCCCATTGTGCGATAACGATCTGAGAGAAATCACCAAGGATTACTTGACCGTCAGCTACTAGAGTACTTTCAATTACTGGAACTTCACCAGCTAGTACTTGATCATCACCCATACCTTCTACTAGGAACTTAGCAGCAGTATTACCCTTAATTACTTGCTTACGTAGTGAAGCACGTGTAGCAGGTGACATTACAGCAACGATAGAGCTAGAAACGACGTTCTTAGCACCTAGAGCCGCAATAGCATCAACTACAGCATCGAAATCGATAGTAGCAACTTCATCAGTGTTACCAGCGGCAACAGCTTCACTAACAACGTTAGCTAGTACGTGTTTCTCTAGTTGAGAAGCAGAACCCTTGATCATTGCGTCAGTGGTGTAACGTTCAGCAGCAGCCGCAGACTTCATCATGATACGGGTTAGATAAACTGAACCAGTGAAATCGGTTGGCTCTAGAGTTACTTTACCGAAAGCTGGAGTAGCTTCAGGGGAAGTACCATCTTCTAGAACAAAACCAAACGCATTAGTAAAATCTGAGTTTAATGCTGGTAGAGATAGTTTACCGTCACCTTCCAAACCTGAAATTACAGTGATTGGGAATTTAGATAGTACTGAATTAGCACGTAGAATATCGATGAATGAATCATACGCGATAGTTTCTTGAATAAGGTTAGCACCAGTAGTAGTGTTAACAGCACGGATAGCAGAAGCAGGAACTTTTAGACCGCGAGCACCCATGTTAGCACCTTCGAATTCAGCATCTAAATTAGACATTGCACGAAGGCTATTTTGTAAAGAAAAGTTGTTTTCCATAATATTATGATCTTCCTTGATAGGTTGTTTAATTTGACGTTTGAAATCTTCTACGCTAATTCCTTTAGCGATTGCTTCTGAAACGTCTAGTTTTAGTACGCGAGCCATACCTTGTAGTTCGGCAATACGTTTTTCTTCATTTTTATTTATCATTTCTGAATCATCAGTATTTTCTACTTCTGATTCTTCTACTTCTACTTCTGTTTCAGCTTCAGCTTCGGGTTGTTCAGATTCCATTTCTGGATCTTCGGATTCTTGTACTGGTTCTTCTTCGGATTCTTGTACTGATTCAGATTCTGGTGATACTTCGCCAATCAAATTACCTTCAGAATCGTAAACTTTAATACCTTCTTCATCTTCAACGATGGTTCCAGGAATTGACTTAGCACGACCTACGCCAACTAAATCATCTGCCGGTACTGATACCATTGAAATTTCATAAGGCGACCATTTAGTAACATATAAATTATCGCCGTCGATTTGATAATCATTGATTTCATAACCAACAGAAACTTTACGTAGAATACCTTCTTGTACCTGTTGGTACTTTTCATCACCAAGTCCGACACTTGAGAAACGTACTAAAGCACGTCCTACATAATCAGGGTCAATCTTTGCGTCTTCAACTACTCCAATATGTTGATTAAAGTCGTGGTTGAATAGAAGGGCTGCTCCGTTCTTTAAACGGGATAGGTCTACTGCTTCTGGTGTATGAACTAAGATTTCGTTGTATTCACGTCCGTTGATACAACGCATTACCGGGGTCTCTGAACTAAAGGCTATTAGTACTTCACGACTATCATTAGTTGGTAGTTCCTGAATCCTCATTTCCCGCTTGTTGTTCTTCATCACTTCCATGTGATTTTTCTTCCTCAATTTGTTTAAACACTACATCTGGTGAATATCCCATTTCGTGAATAATTTGTTGTTTTGATTTAAGACCTGCTTCAAGTAACATGATTTCATATTGAGCTTCTTTAACCGGATCGATTGAAATATTCTTAACTGGTATATAGTGAGCTACTACTAAATCTTCAAAGTCGCTAAAGCTGCCTAACTTACTATTATTTAGTAATTCATTCGCAAGCCAGTTTGCGTAGATTGGTTTTAGTACGCGACTAATCATCACGTTTGACCGAGTCTTAAATGTTGTTTGCTGTAATCGGTCCGCCAATTTTGCAGCACTGAATGAAGCATTGGATGTATCGCCCATTAGATTCATTTTAGTGATACCTAAAGACATACTAATCTGGTTCATTAAGTTGTTAACAAAATCATTAATACCATCTACACCAGCGTTTGGGTTTACTGCTTTAATGTCCTGACCTGGATTTAATTCATAGATCGCACCAGCTTCAAGGAATTCATAGTTAACACGGGTATCATATCCGTCTTCACTGTCTTCAAGTTCATAATCGGATGTGTTTGAATTAGTAATGAATGAAGTAGTACTTGCTGCGACTTTCTTACTGATTAGTGTTGCCTGGATGTATTCTTGTAGTTCCTGTAGTACTTTCTGACCTGCGAATAAATCTGGTATGCCGCGTTGTTGATTATATACTTCAGGGATAAAGTAATGGATGATTTCATCTGCTGGCACACGTTCATAGGCACCAGTATCAATCTGATATGTGATCGGATTGTAGTTATGAATGTAATAGGCAATTGGTTTACGGGTACTTCCATCGAATTCAATTGAATTACTATAGTAACCATTTTTAGTAAGACCAAAACGAGTACTAACTAATCTTGCGGCATCTACTATTTCATACCTATCACCACGAATACGGATAAAACATTCACCATCACGAGCACGCGTCTTTTCTACTACTTGTTGAAATAGATCAATGCTTAGTTGTCCATCGTATGAAAATGATTCTGGATTTTCAGCATAACGATAAAATAATCGTTCAATTAGCTGATTGGTTACACTGTTATCAGTACCGGGCAAACCGATTTCAACGGCTGGTTTAATTGTAATTCCATCACTACCAACAACACCATCAGCACATTTTTGAATGTAATTTTTTGCTATTGGGTTGTTTAATGATAGTTCACGTGATTTATTGCGAATGTGTGTTAGAGTGAATTTTAGTACTGAATTAATATCAGTTGTTCCAACGCCAGCAACACCAAAATCAACTACTGGTTTACTACCATTTGTAATACTGCGTTTTAGTTCCGTATTGCCAATATGTTTAGTTTCAACATGTCGTTTTTTTGGTTGTTCTGGTTTCTTCCTTGAAAACCATTTCATTTTATTTCCCCCTGAATACAGTCACTGATTTAAAAATCCCCGATTTTTTGCGTAGTCTGTTTACCTTTCTAACGTACATAGCACGTAAGCTAACAAGACTTTCTAATGATGAATTAATAATCGTCTTGTTATTTATAGTTATCTGACTAACAGCATTCTTAGCACGGTCTTCTAGTACTTGATCGATTTCCTTAATCATTGTTAAGGCATCGTTAAGTTCATCACTTGAAGATAGTGGATCGACGATTTGAACCTGTGAGATTTGGATATCACCATTGGCGTTCACTACATATGTGAAATTACCTTCTTGAAAATTAGTAGTATCAATAACTACTGGAGTATCAGTTGAAGTAGTATTTTCATATTCGTAAACTATAGTAGTTTTGTTACCAATGATGATTTTTGTATTTGCGGGAACAACGTATGTGAATTTTTCACCTTTATAGATTAATTCTTTCATTTTATTCCTTAGCTAAACCAGTTGTTACTACGCCTCTTGGGTTGTTTAGTTGGTTTAGTCGTTTTGGGTTGTTCTTCAGTGTATTTATCTTTTTGAATCACTGTTTGTTTCTGTTTTGCTACGAATTCACGTAATTTCTTGTAGGGCTGTGAACCTAATTTACTTAGATAGTACTCTTTAGCTATTAGGGCATAATTGATACAATCGAACGCTTCGTTCCTCTTGTATCCCTTCTTAAGAACCCAATATAGGTTATCACCTTTACGTTTAAGTTCTTCTGAGGTTAATTGTTCAAAGTAGTCATCTGGAAGATCATTTGTGAAATGTATCTGTGTTGGCATTTCTTCGCGATCTTCTGAAACTGCCCCATTAAGTAGACGCCGTATAGTGTTCTTACCTTCATTGACGTTGAGCATTAGTAGTTCATGTCCTCCACTACGACTCTGCTTAAACAGGTCACTGGTAGCAGAAGATGAACCCTTGATAGCCATTACGTTTTTACGAGCACCTGCGAAACGATAGATAGTGGCTGTTGCGTTACCGTTTGATGAGTCAATGAATGATCCAAGTACTTTCACCTTGCGGCCTGATACGGTTGTTAGTGTCGCGTTCAGGAAGTTGTCTAACTCTGTGTAGGCTTTAGCACCGGGTTTAGTACAGTCTGGTGCGTAGAATGATCTATGGTCCAGTACGTATATGTTCTTCTCTGAGAATCCTACTGTGGTTACTTCAAGGCGGTCTAATTGCTGGTCTATGCCGTGGGTAACTGCTAGTACATCGTCTGGTATGTTCTTAATGTCGAATGAACTATCACGAAGGTTTTCTAACAGTACTGAATCCAATTCAGCATTCATTTCATCATCCCAGGGTAAACCAAGGGCATTGTTATAGAAACTCATGAGATTGAATTCAAAGTGTGCCTGTGCGAATTCACCAACTAATCTACGAATTGATGTAATAGGTGAATATAAACGAGATATTAAAAATCCTGCTACGTCTTTTACATCTGGATTAGTGATAACCCATTTACCTAATTTAACCATTCTAATACGTTGTGCTTCTGTGATTTCTTTATCGCATTTAGGGCAATGTAAGGCGGCTGTTTCTTCATCTGGAATAGCACGGCGACCGCCATTAATAGTTTTCCAATCAAAGCGTACATTTTCCCATAGTAATTCGTGTTCGTGTTCACAATGGGGGCATGGTACGTAGTATTTTCGCTGGTCACTTAATTGATATTCAGTACATATCAAATCGTCTTTAAGTTTTGGAGTACTTGCCACCATTACTAAACCATCAGTAAAAGTACTAGCACGTTGTTCGCTCAGGCGTAATGGGTTCCCCTCCTCACCATCTGCTGAAATAGAACTCACCTCGTCCAAGAACAAACGCTTAATTGTCTTTCCGCGTAGAGTACTTGCCGCGTTCAAGTTAAGCCAATAAAGAAAATTACCATCAACCATTTGTGTTTGATCGGCATTGTTTGCGAAGTTCTTATTATTCTTGTCGGTTACTATGCTTTTCAAAATCGGGCTACGAGAAATAACGTTATCAAATTTGCCCGTTTTCATTAGTTTGACTTCTTTACCAGTACTACTAGCAAAAGCCATGTTGCTGTTATCATTTGCCATAAAATACATAGCAGCATTTAGCATTACTGTGGTTTTTAATAGTTGTGCTGAAGATTGAAGTACTACTTTACGTATTCTGGGATTAGTAACTATATTCAATGGTTCTTTTTGAAACTCAAATAGTTTAAGCCGTTGCCCCCCCATCGGCCCGTCTGGAAATGTTAAATTTTCTTCACACCATTCACTGGGATTCATTTTCTTTGGCGGTAGAATCTTTTTCACTGCCTGGTTGATTATCCTCGTCAACTTGTCCTTGTTGTTCATCATTTTCTTCCTCTGGCATCTCGTATTCCTGAGAGCCAATTTCATTCAGTACTTCGTCTATGAAGACTGCTAGTTTTGTTTTAAGTGTTAGTGCATCCTCTGATTCAAAGAGTTCTAAGTAATGCTTCTGTGGGATTGTGCGTAGGTAGTTTTTGAGTTGACTGAAGTACTCACTAAGACTGGATTCTAAGTAAGATGTATCCACCACCATCCCAAGTTGCTTATCAAGTTCAAGTTCGGCCTGAGTTGCTTCTGCTGTCATCCTGCGAAGGCGTTCGCGGTCAATCTGTTCGCGTAAGTCGGTATCTCGAAGTGGATTTATTACTTCATCAACGATCCATTTGCGGATCTGTGTTTCAGGCCATGACATATCGAGTCCACGTTGTGCCACCCATGATTGCCGTATGGTTGATTCATCGTAGCCGTACTGTTGTGCGAGGGAACGTATTGAAAGTGTGTTACTCATAGTTTTTCCTTTTGGTTAGCTATGAGTATTTATGCGGGGCGGGATGAGGTTTTTAGTTCACATATAAAAAAAATAATTCGCTGCGAAAACTCCCAATGAGTAGTTATATAAAGAGAACCTTACGTTATAACATAACATTATGAAATGTTTGACTTTTTTTGAGATTTATCTTATTGATGGTTTTTTTTTGATAAGGAATGTTAAATGACCAGTATACGCATTGTTTTATTAGCTGCTTCTGCCAAACGTAAGCATTACTGCCTTGCAGGTAGAAAATGGCATGAAAATCAAAATCATATATGGATTCGCCCTGTAGGAGAAAGCCTTCCTGATGGGAATGATGCTCTTATCACCAAAGAAATACAGTTTCAGAATAACAAAATCCCTGAAGTGTTAGATGTTGTAGATGTTCACTTTCTAAGAGCGGCCAATCACCCTGTGCAGGCTGAAAACATACTCATCGACACATCATTCAAATGGAAGAAGGCAGGAAGAATGCCAGTTAAGGATTTAGATCAGTTTGTTGAAAAACCTGATAGTCTGTGGCTTAACCCTTATGAAAGTCATGGTATTAATGACAGTTTCTCTTCCAATCTGATTAATGTCCCAACTAACAGCCTTTATTTTATTAAATTACAAGACCTTGTAATTCGAGTTAGTACTTCATCATATGATGGCCGGAAACGTTACCATGGTTTATTCAATTATAATCGGGTGAATTACAAGATATCCATTACTGATAAAAAAATATACTCTGAATATGGACAAAAACCAGAAGGTGACTATCAGTTTGGTAAATGCTACGCTACATTGAGCATGGCACCATTTGATAAACTTAAAACGTGTTATAAGTTTTTAGCTGCCTTAATAAAAACTCAGGATTAATAATGAAAGTTTTTTCAATTGGTTTTACCGAAAAGTCTGCTGAAAAGTTTTTTAATCTAATCAAGTCTCAGCCTGACTTGAAAAATTTAGTTGATGTGCGTCTTAATAATGTCTCTCAGCTTGCTGGCTTCGCTAAGAAGAATGATCTGAAGTACTTCTTAAAGGAACTGTGCAACGTGGATTATGTTCATTTACCTGATCTTGCCCCAACTAAGGAAATGCTAGCTCCCTATAAAAATGGCAATGTTTCATGGGAAGTTTATGAAGGTAACTTCTTGAACTTGATGGCAAAAAGAAACATCGAGCGTATTGACAAATCAGTCATCGAAGATAGCTGCTTGCTATGCAGCGAACACAAACCCCATCACTGTCATCGCCGTCTTGTGATAGAGTACTTGAACAGCCAATGGGATACTGATTTTGAGGTTAAGCATTTGATATGATGAAAGTACTGATAATGTATCATCCTGACTTTGCATCAAGGGGGAAGTTTGAACGTAAAATTTCTCGCATTTTCTCTAAGTCGAATGACTATCAAGTATTTTATTTTGAAGACCATCATAATCTCATCAGTCAGTTTTTTGCTGCTGATGTGTTTAACAAACTGGCTCCTGAAGTATTAGCTGACCCTTTCTCTGTTGACTTAACTCATGCTGTCATCTTTGATTCTGCATCAAAACCTGAATTTATTGCTCCTCACGAAGTTCTATCTGAAAAGATACCAGTTCGATATATCAAAGATAAAATCACCTACGTATCAAACAAAGATAGAGGTGAGCATTTCGACACATACTGTGGTAGGGGTACTCTTTGGGGTAATCCCTATGCTATAGGTGCTGATGGTGATCGTGATGAAGTAATAAGAAAATTCAAGTATGACTTTGACCACGATTATCTTAAAGGTGGCAGCGAGTTTAAAGAAAAGTTGAAGGCATTAAGGGGCCATACTTTAGGATGCCATTGCAAACCTTATGCTTGCCATGGCGATATACTGGCACAGTATCTGAATGAACTCGATGATGGTGAATAGCTCACCATCATTTTAAGCCCAATCATGAGATGATATTCAAAGCAAACGGTGGTGACTTTGATTTTGTCGATATGAATAGGTAATGTGAGTTGCCGTTCTTAAGTACTCGCAACTAACCACGAAGTCTAAAGAAAAACGGTGTTACGTTTCGTTGCGAGAGAGTGTAAGATATCATAAACAGCATATAATTTAAGTAGCTTATTTTAATCGTTTAAAGAACAGAGGACCAATATGGCTTGGCATGATACTTCTGGCAATTTATCTGATATTACAAGTGCAATTTGTAATACATTAACACTGGCAGCGACATTTTACATTGCAATTAAAGCCAATGACTTCCTTAAGTCGAAGATCCGCGATGAAGGTTTCAAACGTGGAGCTGAAATTCTAGACGAAATTGATTCCTTATATGATTCAATCTTACCGATTAGTGCACGTTACTCTTCATTAAAAAGAGATTATGAAATGGCTTTCGGTGACAAGAACTATAATAACCTTTCCGGTGAATCTGTACTAAAAAGTTATAACAATGTTTTAAATGAAGTAACTCGCTTAAAAAAAAGTGTAAAAAATATACGAATTCTATTATTGAGACTTCATAGATGGGGCATTGTTATTAAGCATGAATTCATGATCAATGATGTACTTTCTTCTGCTAATATCTTCCTTCAATCCATTCACGCAGTGACAGAACATGCTTTATCAGTCTACTGGCCTTTTATGGAAGATTACTTAGAAACAACTTATCAAGAAAGTTTAGATGCTGAGTCGAATTACGATAAACAACATAAAGAATTTGAAGATAAATATAAGCTTTTGCTCGGCTATAAACTTGAGGATTTCTTTGAGAGTTAATTACTCCCACTTCAGACAAAGATCATTTGATTCGCGTTCGAACATCTCTTTAAGTACTTTCAAAGTTATCTTCTCTGGTGAACCATACTTAAGTTCAGCATATGACACTTCTTCGTCATCAATGAAGTATCTAATCACACCCTCTTTGTTGATTAGGCCGAAGCGACCGATCGTGAACTTATCAATTTCATTGTTTTAATTCTCTGAAGTTTATGGTATTTATCATGTTTTGGCTTGAGGGATAAGACCATGAATTCTGAACCAGAAGTTATCAACTTAGGTTTATTTTTAAGTGAATTTAACAAAGAGTCTGATCGTGGTGCTGTACTTTTAGCGGCTTCAATACTAGATGAATGGTTATATGATATTTTAGATGCTTACCTTATTGACGGTAAGAGTAAAGATTCTCTTCTAAAAGGTTTTGCTTCCCCGTTAGGAACCTTTTCTGCACGGGCTTCTATGGCTCATTCTCTTGGCTTGTTGATGGACCATGAGTTCGAAGAAATTAGCTTGTTACGAAAAATTCGTAATGAGTTCGGTCATAGCTGGTTTGGAGTCTCTTTTGATAGTACAAAAGTTAATTCCTTAATGGATAGACTTCCATGGCTTGGACCTGATGAAGTACCACAAACGCCTAAAAGTAAATTCTCTTTTTTTGTTGCCATCTTTTTGTGTGACCTTCTCTATCGAAAACGCCTTGTATCATCGGTCAAGTTGCAAAAACGAAGCTGGGGTAATACAGCACGAAATAACATAATTGGTAAAAACCAAGATTAAAGGTCAAGAAATGATTATTAAAATATATAATGCTTTCCTGAAAATTTCAACATTCGTCCTGTTAGTGCTTTCGTTGTGGCTTGTTGTTAATGGTGCATTGAAAGAGTCTAAAGGTCATTTTGAATTCGGAAACCTGATGGACTTATTTAATACTGCGGGTACTCTCGGTACATTATTTGTTGCTTATAAAGCATTCAAAGCTGCTCCTAACTGGTTCAATCAGAAAATGGATGAAGCTGCTTTCGATATCGCGAACGACTTTATTACTCATGATGTTCCTATTTTTAAGAAATTCATAAATGAACTAGTTTTACCATTCGAATACTATCCTTCCGATAGTGATTATTTTTCTTCACATGAATTTAACTTACTTAAAAAACAATTGAATGAAGACGAAGAAGCAAATAAAAAACTCAAACTTATTGAACTTCATTCAAATTTGGAACTGATGCTTAGAAAATTAAGCCGACTTGGATGGAATTTGAAAAATAAAAACAAAGAAGAATTTGATTTAATTAGCAATAATATGTCAGAATTTTATTCTGTCTATATTGTGAGTTCTGTTGGGGCAGTCATGTGGTTAACCCCAGATAAAAACAGTGCCGATTACAATGACTCTATTACTTTTGTAAGGGACAACCTTAATAAAGACAGGGGTTTATTGATGAGTAAAACCAAAGAACTATCCGACCGAATTGATGATTTTTTAAAAAAAGAAAAAAGATTCGACCAGTATTTTATCAAGTCCTATAATTAGGTTAGATTAAAGAAATGTATGTTAGAAATTCAATTCATACATTTCTTATTTAAGTCTAACTTATTAATTTATTTTTTAAATTTTCGATAGTCAGTACTTCACTACCGCGATGCACCATTGCGTGACAGTTTGGACATAGAGGTATCATGTCAGCGATAGGATCTACCTCATAGCCCTCTCCTACAGTATGTAATGGCTTGATGTGATGGACGTGGATGAAACCTTTACCGTGTTCACCATAGACTTTCTCGAAGTCGAAATTACAACATCGGCAAGAAGTACCGTAATGGTCAATACAAGCTTGTCTAGCACGTGGATCACGTTCATAGGAGTTGACAGTTACCTGCTTCTTAGCACCTTCTAAGTAGTTCTCAGGTGCCGGAATTTCATCTGGGAATGGATTGGGAAGGAAATCAGCGTACCAGACTGTACCTTCTTTCCTAAGAAAGCGTTTTTCGAGTTTACGCTCGAAAGCCTTAATAACTGCGACATCTGGATCATTTGGATGTTCTGAAAACTCCATATTGAAGGTATACAGCTCGTATCCCTCATGTACGAGTTTGATGTGTTCAAGTGCTTGTGTGTAGCCTGGTTGTTTTTTGTTCTTAGAATTGTACTCCCATATTTCCCGAAGTATTACGGCTCGCTTCTGCTCGCTTTCTACATCCCATGTACCAAAAATTACCAACTTCTTTTCGTGGTTAACAAACGACCAACTCCAGGTCCAGTTGCTGCAAATAGCCCCATGTGACTGGATAAACTGTTTTCTGTTCATATCATCTCCCTTTGAAGTACTTCTTTGTACATAAAAATGGCCTAACTGTTCCAGTTTTTCAGTTGTTCTATTACTTACAATGATTATAAGGCAGGCGTTCACTTCGTCGGCTCAACTACGCAGCGATACTTGCCCAATCACTTTGAAGTACTTGATAGTTGCTAAGTACTGTTTCTGTGAGTTCAACACGAGCGAACAAGGCAAAGCCGCGTAGATACTCACGAAGACGTCAGGCCAAATCACTTGCCAAGTAAGTACTGATAAGTAGTCGGTAGACAGAAAACGAACCCGCGTTCTTTGGAGTACTTCAGTGCGACAAAAACGAAAGTTCTGATCTTATCTTTGAGTTTTATAGAGACTTACGAGCAAAGCGAAGTAAGGCTCTTTGAGACTGAATGATATGTAAGTCAGTTACTTTAAAGTAAGAAGTAAAAGTAATATTATATTGAGTTACGGTTATTCTTGAAAATGACCATAAGTGCATAAGAACTGAATAAAAAATGGATTTTATGCACTTGATTGGCATTTTCACGCATATTTACGCACAAATAAATCATCCCGAAAAACCATAACCGTATTTTTCATTCGCGTGTTACGTTTATAGTTACGGTTATCGAATGGTCTGTAGGAAGGCGATAATTTCACCTACTGATGCATTAGCGTCCCACAGTTCTAGCACTGCCTGCTTTTGATCGTCGTTCATTGGCTTTTGAGTAAGTACTTTTTCCATTGCTGCTTTGATTCCACACAATAGGCCGCCGCCTTCTACAAAGGCTTCCAGTGCTTCAGCAACTGAGATACAAGCTTTCTTGTACTTTTCGATAGATGAATCGCTGTTTGGTAACTTCTTAGATCTGTCTGTGCGGTAGATGGTCAGATGGTGTAGTACTTGTGCTTTAGATAGCTCGCTAGCGTTACGTATGATGTAATAGACATCTTCAACCGGTAACTTGTACTTTCCAAGCGATGGACAATTCTGTATGGCTTCATTAATAATAATTTTGGCTTGAGGGGATAGACTATTGTAGGTAGTACGTTTCAATGCCTCGTTGAGCTTTGTGTTGTTGTGAATTACTTCCTTTTTAGCCATGGTTCCCGCCTGATAAATAGTTGTGTAGATAGTTCATGTTTCTACGTTCCTTCGTATTGATTGCCCGGTATGGTTCTAACATACCGGGCTTTATTTCATAGTTATTGTGTGTGTTTCTTCTAACGCTGAGTATATTTTTCCACTAATTACTTTTCACTCTCTTATACCAGTCTTTATACTCAGGTAAGCCGTTCGCCATTAACTTTCTGAAAAATTCCTTATTACAGTTGACTTTGAGCACATTACAAATACGAGCAGATGATATTTTACCGCATAGAATGTTTTCGTACTGGTGAAAAGTTAAATTGATAAATTTTACTTTTTCTTTTTTTCTGACTGACTTGTTGAGATTTTTTCGGTTAGTTCTTATCGTCTTCAATTACGCCTCCTTAATCGCATAAGAATTGATCAGATATTGAATAGCCCCACTATTGCTCCTAGCTAATCCCTTGTCGATAATGTCTTGTAGGACTTTCTCTTGTGTTTCATTGAGGCGTACACCAACACCTTTTGTTTTGTTTTCTTTCAT